TGTGCCCACCTTGGCATTATAGTCGGTTGTATTGCTGGCTTGTGTTTCTAAATCAGCACCACTTGTTGGCACGTCATTCTTTCCGATTAAATCACCATTAGAATCGATGATTTCCATTAATTCACTTTTTTTAAACTTCATTGTGCGATATTTTCATATAAATACTATTAAAATGCTAATATGCACTACGAATTAATCATCAGAACTATCACCGCTATCATCTATACCAAATTCGGCAGCATCATCATCTTTCGAAGTTTCGGCATTACTGACATAGGTATCGAAAGCACCTTTTGCATCAGGTACTTCAGCAAATAGTCTTTCCATAGTTACATCAGATGGCAATTCGAAATCTCTTTTAAATTGTACGAAGTACAAATTTCTTTTCTCTGCTAATGCTATCAGGCGTTTTTCTTTTTCGGTAATAACACCAGATATTTCCAAATTTCTAATCTTTTCTTCTTTTTCGGCTTTTTTCCTATCGAGTTCCATTTCTACCGCACTCTTTGGAATACTCGTTATTTCTTTAATAATTTCAACATATATGCCGTTATAAACTCCCAAATGATATTGACCGCCATCTTTGAGTAAAATTAAATCGCCCTTTTCATGATTTTCATTAATAGATTTAATTTTTGGCTTACCACTTTTTACCATGAGTTCATTCAGATATTTTAATGCACCTTCATATATCTCATAATAAACCATATCATCATCATACAGACTAAATCCGTTCCACACTAATCTTGGGTCATATCCAGTTTTGTTCCAGAATTCAACCTCTCTATCTTCTAAGTACATTGCCTCATCAAAGGTATCTTTATCGAAATTTTTAAGTATTAATTCGTCCGGATTATAAGCGTGTTTTGTTACGATTTCATCAATTCTGATATTACCTAATTCATCTTTAACTTTCTTTTTTACTATTTTTGATAGCAAGGTTTTCTGTACATGTTCATCAAAACCAACTAAAATTGTTGCAACCCTTTTATTAAATGCATCAAGATATTTGGCAACATTATATTCTTTTGTCATATCCGGATTATTTAATATATCATCGGCACTAATTAATGTCGATGCATATCTCTCCTTACCAGTAGTCTTATCCTTAATCCTACTGGAATTACCGTGAGATTTTAAATATCCGGTATTAACCTGATACAAAACAGAATCTAACGCAGGTTCGGGTGGCATATAAGTAGAAACCAACTTATATTTGTCTTCGGGAGTCAGTTTTTCAATTGCTTTGGTGAAGACGAGACTATCTTTATATTTTTCAAATAATTCTTCTGCAAGATTAGTTCTTTCTTCAATTATTAATTCCATATGTGCTTGCTTGGCTTTAACTCTGCCATTCTTATCCTTGCCTCTTTTTCTATATGCGTTCAACGTAGATTTTATTCTATTTTTTGTTGCGATTTTCTTCAACGGTATTCTCGTATAGCGTAAATCATCAACATAATCATAATAATATTCAACAAATTCCTGACCTTTACCATGAAGAATCAAATCGAATCCCTTATCAAGGAAATCTTGAATATATCCTGGCATGACCTTAGACTTAATTGTATTACCAGTGAGTTTAATTTTCTCTTTCATTTCCCCAGACTTTTTATCTTTAGCGAGTGCTAATGTGGCGTAGTTAATACGTGCGAGATTTAAACAACTGATATATTCACCATCATTATCAACTGACATATATGGGGGTATCATTTCTTCTTTGTTATACTTTTCAATTAACGCACTCATACCAGTCTTACCACCATATTTCCACATTTCATCAATAGGTGCTTCATATCCCATAATTCCTTCTACGCCACCACTATTTCCTGAACTGTTTGCTTCACCTGAACCATTGACATAGATATTTGTTCTTTCGGGTATTTGAAAGTTAATACCGTCAGTTACAGCCATTAATGCAATGCAATTATATTTGCTAAACCAATTTATTGCGTGACGTAATTCCAAACGCCCATTACATGTAATACGTGCAGCGCAAACGTTATCTGACCAATTGAATGATACGCCCGAACCTAAAGCACCAAATAATGAGTTATTTATAATTTTGATAGGTAATTGTTTGATTTTAAACATTGCTCTATCCACGTCAGTTATTTTGCCACTAAGTAATCTTTTATAAACATCATAGTCGATTTGCTGAAGCAATACGAGTTCTTCCTCATTCAATTTATCATCATTTGCAAGTTTTTTGTAAATATTACGAGTTGTGGTGAGATAAAATAACATTTTATGTATGACACCAGTGATATCGAACATCGGGAATATGCCCCAAGTAAGTTGAAGCATAGGATAAAGTGAGCCGTAGTCAATCTTCACAATTCTCGTACTGTATCCAACTTTGAAACATCTTACAAATCCTCCGGAGAAGCCTTCCTTTTTCTCTGAATAAGGTATAGCAATATTATTCTCATAACTCCAAGCAGTTAAAAGTAAGTTCCATATTGCTGCAGTACCCATCGTACAAACCCTCTGATATGTTGTTGGAACTATCTTAGCCAACATGAATGACGATTGATTGTAGAGTTCATCCACTTGTTCTGTTTCCCAAAGGTCATCAAGAAGATATTGCTTCACGAGATTCTTTCCGGTAATAAACGTATACATTTTCTTTGCTTGTGCCTCTGCCATGAACCATTTAACAAAGTTTGGAGTTTCATTCAAATACTGAGTTTTGGCATTGTTATATTCTTCATCATTAATAGTCGCTCTATTTGCTTGCAATTTATAGAGTTTTTTTGCAACAATTTGATATTCACCCGGAATTTCCAAATATTCATTAATTTCATTAATCACAAACATCTTATTCTCAGCATAATATCTACCTATTGCACCATCTTCACCGGGAATATATGTTCTATCGGGTTTCGCTATTTTTTCAAATTTTGTGATATATTTTAACTTATTTTCTTTTATTTCGGAATTTACCGCAGCGGTTTTCTTTACAGCATGTATTATATCGATTATCGAAAATCCCCACATTTCGGTTGCTGTGAATTTTTCTGCAGTGTTACCATATTTTACACTAACATTAGGTCTTCTTTTTAGCGCAACACCTTTTTTTAATCCGGTTGTAATCTTCGTTAAATCCATTTTGAGTTCTTTCGCACGACCAACAATAAATTCAAAGTCAAATTCCTCAGAATTATATCCGGATATGATTGCGGGTTTCAGATATACTAAAAGATTAAAAAAGTCCCGAATTAATTTTATTTCTGCTTCATCATCATTAGTTTTTTCAACTTCCAGTATCATTTCAAAACCTCTGTTATCCCTTACACCGATTGCAAAAACCCTCGACCTCTGATAACGCAAACCAGTGGTTTCAATATCTAATGTTACTTTATGAATGGTTTTATATTCTTCAATACCTTTAAATAATCGAGATTGCGTTGATATGAAAAACTGTTCTACTATTCTTGGAGCGTGAAACATGTCTCGGTATAAATATACTGGTTCGCCCTTATCATCAATAATCTCATTACCATCTTCATCCCTCATTTTTTCATAAGGATAAATTTTACCATCCCTTAGAAAATTAATAATGGAATTATATGATTTACTGCTTGTTATTTTTTGGCAATAACCGTTCTTTAACCTCTTATGATTTCCGGTTTCAAGTTGTGTTATTTTTATACCAAATTGTATTAATTTGCTTTTATACAGGTCTAAATCATCAGCATATAATTTCAAATTAAATTGAGATAACTCCTTCATATACATGAATGGTGTATATTGTACCCTAATAGTTTCAGGGGGTTTTCCTGGTTCATGTATGATGCACTCAGCTATGTTGTTTTCGGGATTGGTTTCCACGTTAACCAAGTATTTTAATTCGTTGTTATAACCATCAAGAAATTCCTTGATTTCACCCAAAACTTTTAATTTATCCATTAAATTCTGTTTTTTCTATTTTAACATCTTTACTTACTATTGTTAATGCTGTGGCAACTGTTGAAAGCACCTTTTTACATTCAAGACCAACTGTTGAAAGCACCTTTTTACATTCAAGACCAAACATAGTTTTTTCTTCATCATAATAATTAAAGTCAAATTCTAACTGATATGGTTTTTTTTCCGGTGAAAGCATGTCATCAACACTCCAAAATTCTTTTCCGTTTTCATCAACTACTTTATATCCTTTACGATGTAAAGCACACACTTGTAGATAATCCAAGTTCTTTTGATATGGTTCAGGATACTTGCCTAAACCATAGTAGTCATCAGCAATAATATGCTTACATGGCACACAGTCACAACAGGCTTCATATTTAATAATCTCGGCATCTTTATTTCCGATAATTTTGGCATTTTCGCAACTAAAAATCAAATCGAAATATTGTTTTGGCAGTTCTTTTGCCATCATACATTTCTTCATTTTAGTGAGTGGAAACACCAATGGTTTCATTGGTTCGCTGATTGTCTGATAAGACTTGTAAATATTTTGAATATCATCTAAATATGATATTGCGTCATCGTTTGAAACATATCCAATTTGTATTTCATCTATATTATCCATGCCTTGCAGAAATACAACCGAAAATAACCATATTGGTAGTTGTTTGAAGTATAAACTACCCTCATTTGCATGAACACTTACTTTTATTGCAAATTTAACATCATTTATTAATCGTTTTTCCGAATTAAATTCTTTTGCAAATTCTGTGCGAAGCAACTTAACACGATTTTTTTCAATAATTGATTTGGTTTCATTATTTTCTATTTCAACATAAATCGGTGTTACTTCATTACCATCTTTAAGATTTTTCCAAACCAAGTACGTAGAGTCGAGTCCACCTGAGAATAATACTGCTATCCTTTTACTCATTTTACTATGCTACTGATTAAAATTTTCTTTTTTTTGTCAAAAGTATATGTCTTACCACCAATATGGCACTCATTTTTTTCATATACTGCAGTTGGATTTCTTGGCATCATACCGGAAAGCCATAATGCGCTTACTATATTATTACCAATCACCTTAAAATGCATATCGGTTTTTTTTACTTTAAAGTCCAAATATACTAAATCTTCTCGATTCTTCAAGTGATTTTCAATAATAAGACTAAAAATAGTGTTTAATTCACTCTTAAATTGCCTATCTGATATATCCACACCAATTGCAATCATCTGTAATAATGTATCTCGTACTGGATTGAGACCCCAAGTATAATTATTTCCCATGTTTTGATTTAATTTTGGCAATTACATCGCTTATTACCGATTCATCGACATTAGATTTATAATCTTCATTATCCATGACTTTTACAATTTCTTTCCTTTTGCTTTCGATAGCGGAAAAAACATAATCATCAATAGTATCTCGAAATATCAAAGGATAGATGTTAACAACGGCTTTCTGTCCAATTCTATGCAAACGGTCACTAACCTGGTCATAATCACCGACTGAGAACGGCAAAGTCATCATAAATAATTTACTTGCTGCAGTCAGTGTTAAACCATATCCGCATGTTTGTATCGTACCCAAAAATACTTTTAAATCGCTATCAATGTCTTGGAACTTCTTTACAATCTCTGCACGCTCTTCGTCTTTCTGGTCGCCTGTGTGCAGTGCTGAAACTTCACCGAGTTTCTTATTTAATTCATATAATGCATCTTTAAAGAAGTCAACAATGACTACTTTTTCTCCGGTTTCAAGAATGCTTTCAACTAATTCAATAGCATGCTTGATTTTTAACGATGCAGTATATTGTCTCAATCTCAGCATGATTGTCAGAGGATTTCTTGTGGGATGTTCAAGAAATTCATTTGCAACGCCTTCTTCAATCTTATCATATATTGCATATTCCTTTTCATCCATTTCAAGAATTACCCTTTGATATATTTTATCCGGAAGGTCTGTTAGAACTTCAAATTTCCTTTTTCTATGAGTATATGGTGCTATCTTATGATAAAGTTCTTCGAGTTTCTTTTCTGTATTATCAACAATATAACCACCCATGCCATTTACGTCATACACCATACCACAATAATACTCATAGAAGTATTTCTTTGTTGCAAAGTCCGTAGGAGATATCTGATTTAAAACAGTATAAAGTTCATATGCTCTGTTAGGTGCTGGTGTTCCACTTAAGAAAATCTTTGAGATTTTACCGCCTTTAAATATATCTTTATGACCAAAGATTCTTTTGAAATTCTTATATGTATTGGCTTTGGTATTTTTTAACTTCTGGCATTCATCGCAAACAATAGCATCAACTTCATGGAGTTTTAACTTTTTCCATTTCTGCATGAATTTATCTTTGCTTGAAGAATTGAAAAAATCATAATTTACGATGACATATTTGGCATCTTCAATCCCACATTTATTTTTTCTCCAACCAATAATATGAGAATTGCTTGTGGTGAATTTCTCTACTTCATTAAAATAGTTGAATTTTAATGAGTTTGGCGTTATCACGAATACCTTTTCAAAACTATTCATTTCACAATAAAGAATGCTCGATAAACTTTTACCAAGCCCCATCTCGTGGGAAATCAACGCATTACGAGTTACGTTCATAAACATTGCAGCAACAATCTGGTGTGGA